TTACTTCTGCATCCGGCTAAGGATGGTTCCAAGCGTTCCGATATCTATCTGATCCGTTGCCTGCCAATCCGTACTGATTCCGGCATTGGCAATAAGCCATTCGCGGCCGTCTTCTTTCCAGGACTGCGCTTTCTGCTGATCCATTTGCTGTGTTCCCTCTTTTGTCTTCAGGCCTAAAAATTTGGCAATACCGACCGCATGACCCTGTACAATCGCTTCTATTACGGCCTGCTGCTTTAGTTTATTGACGTCATTTAAGACATCGATAAACAAGTTTTCAGTTAGAACCGCAGGCATTTTGCTCTCCCTGAGCATGTGCAGGTTTTTAGTCTTCTGTCCACGATCGTTCACGCCATAAGGTTTGAGCGCGGTCATAATTGCTGAATGCAGGCTGTTTTGCAGTGATTGAGAAGCAGGTGATGACGCCGTATACCGATAGGATTCGAAGCCTCCCGCACCCCCTCCGGCATTGCAATGAATGGACAAGAGGATGTCTGCTTTAGCTGCATTTGCTTTGGTGGTACGTTCTGCTAACGTCAAATATACATCTGAACTGCGGGAGAGCAGTACTTGTACCCCGGTGTATTGCGATTCCAGACGCTGCTTTATTGCCAGAGAAATTTGAAGTACGACATCCTTCTCTTTCACCGCATTTGCGGCCGCCCCCGGGTCTTTGCCTCCGTGGCCTGCGTCGATCCAAACGATGCTCATTCTCTATCCGCCCCTTTCATCGCCTGCTTCACAAACTGATTACCGTATACTGCAAAAGCCCCGGTAAGAATGCCTTGAATAAACGATTCCGGCCCCCAGCCGAGCAGCCAAACCGTCAATAACACCGCAACTACAGTAACAATATAGATAATGCTCCAGTCAGGAACCTTTGGCGTTTTCTTAAGTACGAAGCCAATGACCCAGCAGGCCGCAACGACTCCGAATAATACCGGATGAATCAACTCAAAAATATCATTCCAGTTCATAATGTTCATTCCTTCCATTTTAAAAGTTTCAGTTATCAGTTATAAGTTTTTTAAAGTGTTGAAGCTGCTAAAGTGCTAAAGTTAAAACTGTTATATCTTTTCAATGATTGTTAATATAATTTATTCTTCCAGGCGGTCAATCCGCTTGTGTGCTTGCTTAGTAGATTCCTCCACTCGTGTCACACGTTCAGAAATTCCATCCATACGCTGGCTTTGCAGTCGCATGTCTACCCTGATGTCGTCGACGCCACGTTTAATATATTCCACGTCCGTCTGCAGGGTTGCCCCTGCCTCCACATCTTTCGCGGCATCTTGACGGATTGCACGTGCGCGTCCCAGCCAGCCGAGCAAAATTCCACTAACGGCTGTAGCAATGGAGATAATAATCGTATATTCCATCCCGCTCCCTCCGTTTCTGTTTATCCCGTCTTCGCGACCTTCAACTGCTTGCCCAACATCTCCAATTTACCAGTTCCATCATTGCACAATAGCCCCCCTTTCTAGGACATTGGTGCACTTTCGTGGCCAATCTTTAAAAACGATAAAAGCCGCTGATTAACTCAGCGGCAGCGAGTTCTTGGAAGTTGGCGATGAAGCCCCCTCAAATCATATCCACAATATAAATTTAACATGTCAACAGTACAGCACACGGACAGCCCCTGGTCATAAATCGGACAGCCGACGGACACTCCCCAACTTACAGGTATAGATTCGTTACATATGTGAGAAGATGCCCAGGTCCTTCGCATAGTTCATCCGCAATCCGGCGGGGTCATACAATATCCGGGAAAGGAGACTACCAATAATTCAAACGGATAAATGCTACACAGGAAACCAGCCGCGATTGACGCATTCCCCCGAAATTCAGCTGTCTCATCCAATCAGCACTGCTCATATACGATGTCCAGCATCACAATTGATGCTGGACAGATATCAATAATTCCCCCGTATGCCTGAAGATCATTTAGACTAGAAAAGCCATTAAGATGGGGCTTACTATAATGTGATGAAATCTCACAAAGATACGATCACTATTTTTCTTTTTCCAACGATTTCATATTAAAAAATTATACGCATTTATTCCATTCTTTGATTGATCATTGATCATTAGTAAGGAGAGACATCCTTTCTAGTCATGAGGAATTAGCAATATATTACTAATTCCTAATTCAATTCTACTATTGTATTCTGCCGAAATTATCATTTTTAGATGGAAGACACCAACAAGATCGGAAACATCTAAAATTGCCGAACTGATATACCTACCATCGCCGGGGTTGACGTAGTAACTTACTTCCTTGTTGAAAATTTCCGTATTAAGTAAATCAGGCGTACAAACCCCTACTCTCACGTACGGATAACCATTAGATTCCCTGGTAACTCTTCTCAGCAAAGGATCAATTAATACATATTTAATGTGTGAAAGGTCTTGTTGGAGAGTACTACCAATAGTTAAGTATGATCTGTTTTCACCAACGTTAATACAACTCGCGGTCATATATACCTCCGAGCCGCTTTGTACAAAAGAAACGTAACCATCGCCACCACGACTTACTTCTATAAAATTACAAAGATTAATAACTCCCCTTCGGAACAGGAAATATCTATCTAATCCCTTGTTTACCGTACCCATTTTACTTATCAACGTATCCCAACTATCTGCTATGGACGCCGATACTCCAAGAGCAATGAGGGCGTCCACAACATTCTTCTTACGCTCATTGCCAGCTTGAAAAGCCTCATTAGCCCGATCCATGGCCGCTTTGACTGCGCTTGGCGTGGCCGCCTGATCCGCGGCCGTGCTAACCGTCGATGTACTAAGCTGCACTATGCCGCGCGCCTGTGTAGTTGCTGATGGCAAATCCGATGCGGCATGAGTGTGTGACTTTTTCGCTGCGTTATCGTCGGTATACTTTTTTGCGTTTGCTTCAGCAGCATCCCATTTCGTACGTTCGGCAGCGGTAATATGGGTGACAGCATTGTTGATGTGATTTTGGAATTCTTGTTCCGAAACCACTCCATGATCTGCAGGATTGGCCAAAATATCAACAACCTGTTTCGCTAAGAAAAGATCATTTCCATAAAGAGTCTCAATCGGTGCATTAATCACTTCGGCATGTCCCTGATCTGTCGGGACTAATTTTCTCGGTTGCTGTATAGACATTTAGATCAACCTTCCTTCTAGTAAATATCATCCACTTCAAAAATAAATTCCATGTCGCCATCTTTAAACTTATCGCCCATTGTCCTTAGAGCAGTGAACTTCCCTTCGGTATCTACCAGGGCCAGTTCATTGATGTTTTGACCAGTTAGCTCGTTTTCCCCAAGAGGGCAGTGGTAGCGAATAGTAGCTGGGGCAATAAATTCATAGCTTGCAATATCCTTTCGGAGCAACTCATTCCGAAGGGTTTCTTCGGTGCCATCCACTGGCAAGGGATTTCCAGAAGAATCAACACCACCATTTCCGAATGCCATTTTGACCACCTTGGTCAGAGTACCACCTTCAGCTCGTGCCTGTGCCATCTGGGCGCGTGCATAAGCCGTTGTAACCGTTAGAACTTGATCTGCCATAATAGCTTTGAGCCTCCTTATATTAAATTGATCGATTCCATTGAACTCAGCTGACGTGAGCCGTCCAAAGCAACTGCACCATCCAGTTGCCAGTAGTTGGAACGTATTTTAAGAACAGCTTCCTGAATCGGCTTGTTGCGATGTCTGACTGCAATCTGTGTCCGATTTTTAAATCGTTCTCTATTGCCTGTCCATCCTGATAAAGAATGGTTCCCATCCAGAAATTCAATACCATCCAAGTACCAGGGACGCCCGCCGAAAAAGTTAACTCGTGTACGAAACTTCAATACGGGTGCTATTCGAATCGTATGATGGAATTCGAGCCTGGCTCTCCAATCCATATAAAATACCAAATGAGCGGGTTTAATCTCCTCAATAACAGATTTGAAATCACCTAGTCGACTTGGTATTCTCTCGCCAAAGCTGATCCGAAATTTATACTCCCCAGGAGTAAATACAACCTCCCCATCAGCTATAAAAGAATCCATTACATTCCTAACCAGCTGTCCTGAAAACTTCCCGGTTCCACGGAGCTTCGACTCTACGACAGCGCGACGCTCTTCAATGGGTTTAGTTAAATCCGTTGAAATGCCCAGCTCTGCTTCCCATCGTTCCAGCCCCCATGTCGCTGTCCGGACAAAGAACTGATCCAATATTTCGTCCAAGGCCCGAGATAAGTGATCCAGCTCCTCTCCCTTGGAGTTCATATCAGCTTGCATAACTCTGGATGAGTCATAATAACCGGGGAGGAAGGAGAACATCTCCCGTCCCTTTGGACTTGTAATGGAAAAGTTATTCATATACATCCACCGCCCCGAGCACTGCCACCTGACCGAAGTTAATCTGGATATTCGTATCGCTCGCTCCGTTGATCATCAAATTTGCGTAATCAATAATAGGCGGAATATCGAGCAGGACCGACGCGATACGCGTTACCCGCACGAGCGGATCAGCAAAAGCCAACTGCTTCAAATATGCCTGTACTCCCTTTACGATCAACGCCTTCACTTCAGGCAAGGTAGCGCCGTCCGCCAAGGTCAGCTTAACGCTGATGTTGAGCGGCACTTCCTCAGCCGCCATCACCGTCACGACCGGCCCGGCCGGGGCCATGCCTTCTCCCTGTCCATCCTGCGTCGGGTCGATATGCTGCTGAACGGCCGCAACAATATCCTCGTTCGCCGCGCGTTTGTCCGTATCAAGCAAATAAATGCCTACCGTTCCCGCTCCGTTCCATAACGGGCGAACCTGCACGCCCCCCACACCCGGCACCTCACCAGCCCAATTCATATAATGCGATTTGTTTCCACTCGTCCCTTGGTTCCGAACCTGACTCAAAAAACGCTCCAGCAGCGATTGATCCGATTCCGTGTCTGTCCCACCCCGTGTTTCCTCCGGATTGGTCACCGCGGTGATCCCGCTAACCGGGATGGACATCACCGTAATGACGCCTGCGGGTACTGTCCCGCTTCTGCCTGAATTTACAGCGCGAATACCGACAGTTGCCTTCCCTAAATCATCCAGCATCGCTTCCGAAGCCGTCACATACTCGATGGAAGACTCCCCTGTGATTTCATCCGCCGGGGTAGCTACCAGCGTGCCCGCAGGCACCATCGTGCCAGGCGTCCCGGTAAATTGAACCTGTCCGGCCGCAGCCGTCGCTGCACGCCTTACAACGCCATGCTCCGCCGCCCGCATGTCCAGATATGGCCCATAGGACGAGCTGGCAAAGCCCCATTCCAGCACCTGCCTGGCCCATACGGCCGCTTCAGACAGCATAAATGCTACGGGAGCCTGGGCATCCCAAATAAAAGAGCCCTCCGATTTATCGATATCGTCAGGCACCCGGCTCAGCATTCGCTGCATAATCTGTTCTTCCGTCTGTTCTTGCAAATATACTGGCAATCCTGCCATTACACGGTCACACTCCCTTCTAAGACCACAGTCTCGTCTCTTACATTCATCACTTGGCAGGAAAACAAGCAAGCATCCCCCGACCAGCGAAAAGAAAACTGATCCACCCGCGCCGTACGCGGGTCTGCCATCAGTACCTCTGTCGTCATGCGCTGAATTTCGGATTCCAGCGTAGTCCGGTTTCCTTTCCTGCCAATCAGACTGTCATATTCCTGGCCATAATTACGAGAGTAAATTAAATGATGATACCTTGGGGTTCGCACGGCCTTCTCACACCACATGATCCAGGCTGCAGTCTCGTCGGCGGGTACTATTTTTCGCGTTGGGGTCATCAAGAACTCTCCTGCGGAAAAATCAAACAGCCAGCTCCGCCCAAACATTCCTCCAGTTGCCGTACTCTGCCCCTGCAGCACGTTCAACTCATTCAATCCATCTACGCCCGCACCAGCGCCCCATTCCTGCTCCTCTGGAAATAAATTAGCCACCTTGACTCACCACCCTGCACATGACGACCACCTCATGGCCGCCATTCAAATTAACGGCAATGACGCGATCCCCCGGCTGAAGGCCATCGGCCAGATTGACGCGAACGTCCTGGATCTCGGTAGCCTCAAATTCAAAACGCGTTCGCGGGCCCGGTACTCCAAGCGGGTACCCTTCTTGATCGACAGGCGACATCATCGTTCCTACCATATGAAAAGCCGGAATCCCCAGAGTGACCGGAAAATCAGCAACCAAATAACTTTTGATTTCATGCTTGAAATGATCCAGCTTCAGCCCCGACGCCGTTATTGTTCCAAGCTCTGTGGACATGCCGGACAGCATATCTTTGGCATACCCCGTCATCTGATCCCGGAATGCCGCTGCCAACGATTTATAAGGATCAGCCATAGTTGAGATAATACCTCCTTTTCACGTAGTCGTATGACCCCAGCTCCAGCGACATGCGTCCCGGATCGCCCAGCTCATGCGATACAGACATGACGATCAGCTCCAGGCCGTTTAGCTCCACCTTATCTCCAGCCCGCAGCGTGTTAATGTCGAGTCCGTTTACGGTAAAGGTCTCCTGGAGGCCAGTCAGCATGCCTTTGGCCAATTTTTTGGCATCCGCCGGCGTCTTTACATCCTCGTCCTGCACAATTCGCTGCAAAGTGCCGAACTTACTGACTTCCCCCGTCTCTACCGCCAAAAATTGCGAGGGGGGATCGGCTTTGTTCTTATCGCTGCTGGCTCCAGTACTCGCCGGCTTACTGCTATCCGTGCTGCCAATCACTTTGACCTTAGTGACCGTTCCTTCCAAGGTCCGGTGCTGATCGATGCCCTCCAGTGCTTCAAGCTTCCATACGGTTTTGTTGCTGCCAATTTTGAACAGCTCGAGGCCCGCAGGCGTCATCCGAGGCATGTACGCATCCCCGCCAAGCTTTACCGTCTCTCTTAAGTCCGTCACGATCATGTTATAGATCGGTTGAGAACGGTAAGTCGCCTTGCTCAGCGCCTTTCCCGTGTCCGGAATGGAGGCCAGCTTGATTTGCCAATCCTGCGCATATTTCTTCAGCCGCTGACTGGCTGTTCCTCCCGAAGAAAATAAGTACTCATCCTCCGATTTCGCAAGGTAAATCGTCCGGTCGTACACCACAAGGCTAAGGCTCTTGCTGCCACGATTGCTGCTGGTGCATTCCCACACCACGCCGGGATTCAGCAGATAGACCATTTCCTTGCCCCCATAGGGCACTCCGCTTACGCGAATCGTCTGTCCCGGGGCAATCGCCAGTCCAGATTCAGGTATCCGTAGATTGATGCGAGCCTCATACGAAATTTGATCTAACGAATCGGTTAAGGAGACACTCTCGATCAGTTCCCGCAAATAATACTTATCTTCCAAAACCACCTCATAACTCATGACGGCATCACCAGCTTTTGCCCCGGTTTGATCAAATTGGGGTTAGGACCGATCGTTTTCTTGTTCAGATCATAAATGGCCGACCATTTGGAGCTGTCGCCGAGCTCCAGCTTGGCGATTTTGGATAGGCTGTCGCCGGACTTGACGGCGTAGGCTTTCGGCGTTTTTTTCAAATCAGGACGACTCGTGCCACCGCCGCTATTCCCGCCGCCTGCAGCGCTTCCCGCCTTCGTGTGAACCTTTGGCTGCCTCCACGCCCGGGCCGTCAGATCGAAGTAAATATCGTCGGGTTCCCCGCCCTTAAACGTAGTGTCATGTACCGTGATAAAGACAAGCAGGTTCACCATATTCCCTATCATCAATCGGACGGGACTTTTGCTGTTCATCATCTCAGTCAGCAAGTGCATCGCTTCCTTTGGAGCGGGCTGTATTTCGTTATCTCCCCATCGTGCAGGAAAAAAAGAAGAGAAGGTGATCTCCCTCACCCTCTCTGCTGTTGCGATATCAAATTCCCCGTAAGATAGTATATTCATCGTCTCGAAGCCTTTGCCCCGAGTGATCCTCACCTCTTCCGGGTTGACGGGGAACACGAAATCGGTGCCTGCAGCTTCATCCCGCAAACTAATTTCCACCCTGTACCACCCCATATCTCTTCATGTTTTTCATCATTCTGTTCAAATTTTGGGCAACACTCCATCCTACCTGATCAGTGAGGCTATCGATATCGATGTCTTCTTGCCTTTCATGAATTTGAATCAGACCTGGCGGCATGTTAAAGGTAATTGCTGGAAATGGCACAGGAGCAGGTCCTGGAGCATAATTCGGCAGAGGCATTGGCGCCGGTACTGCAGCGGGCTCCTGCTTCTCTTTAAAATATTCCGCCACACTATTAATTTCCTCTTCGGTTAGCGGAGCAATCGACTGGGTAGATTGTGAGCCGTAAATAAGCTCCCGCTTCCAGTTCTCCTTATCCTTTGTTGAGTAAGTATCACTATGTCCCTGTAAAAAGACGTCAGCTTTCGATGTTCCAAGTGGGTAGCCGGAATCTGTTTCTGGCTGCTTCTTCTTTCCATAGAAAAGATCAAATAACGCTCCCCCTACCCATTCACCAGCATATTCACCCAGCACACCTCCAGCAAGCCCAGCTGGAATTGATAAAATTCCGCCTCCTAACGCTGCTCCTATTGTACCACCTGCAAGGCCACCTAAAAATCCACCTATTTTCTCTACTCTTTCCCTGCCAGGTTTGGCATTAATTATTTCAACAATGCTAAATAAACTCGACACAATCGGGACTTTTTTTAATAACTTTCCTCCCCATTTACCAACAAATTTAGTTGTCTTCTTCACCCAGGGTTTGCTAAGAAAGTCCGTAGCCTTGCTTGTAGTTTTATCCAAAAAATTTCTAGCCTTGGGAGCCCATTCATCCAACTTACCTTTACTGCTCTCCCAAGCTTTGGGGATCCATTCCTTTTTTAATTTGCTGTTGTCCCAATAGCTTTTTAGTTTAGTTGCCCCTATCTCGATCAATTTGTCTCTGATATCCTTTACCAAACTATCAAGAATATCACTTCCAAATTTCTTCAAGTAAGCCATGCTAGATGATAGGATCTCATCCCATGGCAAGTTAGCCAACTTACCTGCTATTCGCTGAGGATTAATAACCTCCAGAAACGCTTCAAAAAACGCCTCTCCAGATATCTTGCCCGCTGCCCCGCATAGCGGTTCGCTCTCCTGCGGGCTAGATCCCGAGGGTTCTCCGCATTTACACTCTCCTACCGCCACAGCCGGACATTCGACAACTTCCAGCGCATCAAAAATACACTCTAAAGCTTCCTTAAGAGTCACCGAAATCCGCTGCATTAAGCTTTGCCCTTCTGCACAGATCTGCTCGGCAACAGAGCTGCCAAGCGCAGCGCCAAAGCCACCAACGTCCACCTCAACCCGCCACCGGGTACGGCTCAGCTCCTGCAGCGCGCCCCTGATCTCGGCGATCTTCGGCGTCGCCAGATCGATCAGTTCCGCTACCGGACGGGCCGCTGCCTGATTAAGCCGCTTCATCGTTGCACTGAGCCGGATGGCTGTTTCCGTGAAACGGTCCTCCAGCGTAATGCTCGGCCGTATCCTCGTGCTGCCAAGAGCGAGAGCGCGCCGCTGGGTTTGTACCAGCATCCGGTCTAGCCCCCGCAGTTTCTTCTCCGTTGCGTCGATATCCCGGGAATCGATAATGATGTCCATGGAACGCAGTTCATGATTCGCCACGTTTTACCTCCTTTCTGCCGTCATCGTCTCTGCCATAATCCATCCGGCTTTAACCGGGCTTCCGCCCGGAGCCGTACGGCGAGGCTGAAGATGTCATCATCTCCAGCTCCTTCTCCGTAAAAGCCCTCAGCAGCATGCGCTCTCCCTTCGGGAGAGACCAGAACTCTCCGGGGCGCAGACTATGCCTGCTCCACAAATGGAACAGCAGCGTCGTCATGCCGCCGGAGTTTACTAGTTTTTTAGATCGGCAATATCCACCCCGAAGCCGGAAATCTCCAGCACCTTGTCACCTACGGCGTCAAGCTCTCCCGCAAGCAAAAGACGACGGACAGCTTCATCGCCGCCAGACAGCTTTAGCCGGCTCGTAATGCGCTCGTCGCCCCAGCCGGTCAGCTTCACGCCTTGCTCCTGGCCGTCGTCCAGCTTACGCACAACCTCCAGTGCAGAGGTCGCTTCCTTAATCAGCGTGGCATTAAAGAGCTCACTGTCGATTTTTTCCGAAACCTGGCCTTTAGAGGTTTTGCGGATCGTACACCGCTCGCGAATCGAGTCGACTTTGCTGGAGGTTAAGCCACACAGCGTAACGCGCAGACTCAGCCGGGAAATAAAAACGGTCTCTTCCGGCAAATTCGCTGCCGTCTCGAAGAGACCGTCCAAAATATCCTGTTCATTCCACTCTTTCACTTCACTCATTCCGGTTTTCCCCTTTCAATTCAACCATTATTTAAGGTGCGATGATCGGATCAAGCAGCTCATAGCCTTCGAAGGTGAACGGCGTTTCCTCAGCAACCTCTTCTCCTGCCGTCCAGTTCGCCAGCTGAATTCTGTCGACCATGCAGTTTTTCAGCTCAATGCGTTCAAAGCCGTACGCCTCTGGGTCATCCAGCTTCTGAATAATATTGAACTTCTGGAAGCCCCTCTGAATCATATCGGAGGTCACCTTGTAGCCGCTCATCGTGCCGGTGCCTTTTTTACGACCCAGCTTGAAAACCGTGTATTCCGTGCCCACCAGATTGAGTTCTCTTTTATCCGCCTCTACATTGGCCTCTAAGTGATTCAGGTTCGACTGCCATACGCCATCGATAAAAATCTGCCCGAACGTCCCCATAATGACGCGGCTTGGATCGAGATATTGTGCCATCTTCTATATTCCCCCTCAAAATTATTGCACGTAGAACGTGCCGAAAATTTGTTCCATCACATCAGTGTCGTCCGCCTGCCAGGTCAGGAACACCTGATCATCCTCAGGCTGCATGACCGCGCCATCCCCATAAAATCTCGGATCCAGCGTTACATCGTAGCCCGTGGCTTCGATGACACCTTCCGCAGCTAAAGTCTGCAAATACTGCTGGCCTGCGCTGATCAGCGCCTGACGGCCTTCCTCCGTGTTGTTGACCTTGCCGATGTAATGATCCTCCGCCTGCCGCTGCAGATCAGCGTTAATCTGGTCGATGACGCGGATTTTGCGGATTTTCTTCCAGCCCTTGTTCTGGCCCTGCTGCAAAGTAATCAGACTGTTCACCCCGCGCAGCACCTTAACCCGGCGGCCGTCATGCACCAACAGGAATACGCCGTTTTGCACCGCCTGCTCCTGCTCCGAGCGCGTCCAGCGGCGAGTCACGTCCTCAAATGGCGACGCGGCATACGTCGTGGACTCTTTCAAGGCCTGTCCAGCAATCAACCCGGCGACCCAAGAAGCGACCTGTGCGGAGGAATACGATTTTCCGTTCAATACGGCCCCCGAACCTACGTTAACAACTCCCTCAAAGTCCGCTGCCACGCTGCGGGCAATGGCTTTATTCACAGCATCTGCACCCGTATCCTCTGCCAGCGATCCGCCGAGCACTGCCAAAATGCCTTTTCCCTCACTGCGAACCCGTTTGACCCAGGCGACGAGGCTGGTCCGCAGTGCAACGTCGGTCACCCCATCGAGCGTCAGGACATGGAAATCCTGCGTCTCAAAAGCGTCCATAGCCGCGATATAATCCGCGTTCGTAATTCCGGAAATTCCGCTTGCTCCGCCCTCCAGAGCAACGCCGGACACGTCGGCAAGCACGCCGCCAGACAGCTTCTCCGCCACAATCCACTTGTTCCCCGCATCTTCATTGATCGCGGTAACAGCAGCATCCACATTGCCATTTCCGAGCGTAATCGTGCGGAGCAGCGCGTTGCCTTCATACAGCTTGAGCTCCTTCACATCCGGTACTGCCAAGCTTGGCTGAATCGTCACCTTGAATGCATTGCCACGCACACCTGCGTATTTGGCATTCAACTTCAAAGCATCCACCGGGCTCGCTTCGCTATTCTTCAGCACGAGCTCGGCCGAAGCAGCGGAGCTATCCGCAATCCGGTAGGCCAGCAGCTTCTTCGCGCCGCCAAGCAAGGACAAGAACAGCGTCGTGTAAGCCGTTGCCCCTTCGGATTCATCATTCGAGAACAGCTCCCTGATCGCATTCTCGCTCGTTACCTCAACAAATTGGCCGATCGGCCCCCAATGCGCCTTCACAGGAGCAACCACCACGCCGCGTGCGCCTGGCACGATCGCTGATCCCGCGGCACTTACAAAGTTCATGAACAGTCCCGGCAATACCGGCTGACTCGTCAAATTCCAATTTCCTGCTGCCATAATTACTTCACCTTCCTATTCAAAAATAGTTGTACCTGCTCTTTCGCTTCTTTTACTGTCAAACCAGCGCTGGTCGTGTCATCAGGCAAATGATGAAATGCGCCAGCCAGCACCTCCTGCTTCACACCCATCAACGCTTCCGACTGCTGCATAATTTCACCAAGCGGATACACTGGCTCGGCAGCCTCAGATGCTTTGACAGCTTTGGTTGCTTTGGTTACTTTGGTTACTTTGGTTACTTTGGTTGCTTTGGTTGCTTTGGCTGCTTTACCTGCATTTGCTGCATTAGCTGCTTCGGTTACTTTACCTGCATTAGCTGCATTACCAGCATTAGCTGCATTACCAGCATTAGCTGCATTACCAGCATTACCAGCGTTATCAGCATAAGCTTCATTGGCGGCTTGAGTCGCCTCGGTTGTTTGGACCGCTTGTGCCGTCTGCTTTTTTTGTGCCATAGTTTTACCACCTCAAATTTATATTCTGGTATATTGAATAAACTGCATCAGCGGCCCCTTATCCATGGAATCCGCGATGCGCCGGCTGAACGTCACGGACAGTTGTCCCTCCGTGGCTTTATTCGCGTTCATATTCACCCTCGGTTCAAGAACGGTTAAATACGTTTGATCTCCTGGATGCAGCGGAATTTTAACACTTCTTCCCAAAGCCTCAACTAGAGAAAGAATAGCCTGATGCTCCTGGTTGGCATCCATTCCGGCTATGAAGGCAGTGAACTGTTTTTTCAGCTCAAAAAACGTCCTGCCCCGTGGCGATACTTCCATATCGGTAATCCGCCACATCATAGCGGGAGTTTCAAAGCCCAATGGCCAACTGCCGCTATGAATTTGCCATTCCGGCCCAAGCACTTCCTGCGTCCATTCCTGAATAGCGTTTAGCCACGGATCACTGCAGATCTGCACTGCCCGGCTTAGAGCTTGCGGTACAATCAAAGCAAAACGAAGGCCTCGTTTCATGGCACCTCGGGCTTCATCCAAACGATCTGGCCCGAGGCTTTCCTCAAATAAACAGAGGAATCTCTCCCCCGTTTCCGCTGTCAGCAGCTGCTTGTCCAATGCTTTGACCGTTTGCTCACTCAGTCCATCTAACCCAACCGGATTTAATCCGGGCACGTAGAGCCATAGCTCGATGATTTGCCTCAAACCGGACCAGGCGCCGCCTGCGTCCACCTCACCCTGAAAATACAACGCACAAGGCAGTAAAGCTTCTTCTCCAATCTCGCCAGCCGAGCTGTAGATTGCATTCAACCCGGGCACCGCCGCCAGCAGCTTCGCTGTCACCGCGCTTCTCATAAGGCACTCCATTCCAGCATTCCTGATTCACCGGCTCTGACATTGCACAATGGTTTCACCTCCCTCCTAGGACATTGCTGCACATTAGTGGCCAATCCTTAAAAACGACAAAAGCCGCTGATTAACTCAGCGGCAGCAGCTTCCTGCAGGTTGTCGATAAGGCCCTCTCGATTCATTTCCACAATACAAATTTAACACGTCAAAAGTACAGCGCACGGACAGACCCTGGTCATAAACCGGACAGCAAAAGGACAGCGTATCATATCAGACAGAGCTTCCAAAATTCGACCCAGTCCCAGCTCCTGCCGTTTATTAAAAAGAAGGGATCTAAAAGCTACCTAATTCCACACCTAAACCATATCGTGAAGCATACGGTGTCACATATTTTAACTGAATGACTGATAATCTAAAAAAGATGCCCGTCTCATCCATTCCAGAACGAGACAAGCATCTGTAAAGTTTTATCGTGCATCATTTTTGCTGTACGGCAATCTGCCAGTCTGCTACATCGATTCAATGCTGGGTGCCTGCTGCTCCTCAGACGTTAAATGAAGCTCGCGGTATTTTCCGGGCGTAATCCCTTCCTTTTTACGGAACGTAGCGACAAAATGGCTGACATCGTTAAAGCCTGTCTGCTCAGCGACCTCACGCAGAGCCCGCTCCGGATGGTGAAATATGATTCGCTTCGCCTCACGGATACGAAGCTGAATCAGATACGAATAAGGGCTTAAATCAAACGCCTGCTGAAACAGCTCATGCAGCGTGTTTATGCTCATATTGGCGTAATCCGCAATCTCCTGCAGACCAATATTATCGGACATATGCTGCTCCATCCATGATACAACGGGCTGCAGCTTCTGGTAGTATTGAGAAAGCGAAGGCTGATTGTTCAGCATGCCGAATTTGCGAAGCTGCATGAGAAAATTGTATAGATCCGACGAAACCTCAATGTTAGAGTGAGACTCAGCCTGGGCAATTTGCCGAAATAAATCATTAAACAGCTTACCGAAGGAGCGGTCGTCCCCCTCCTCATAAAAGGTGGATTTATCCATATCCAGCGCTTCCATAATCGTCCCGGCCGCTGCTCCGCCAAACGTAATATAAATCGTCGACCAGCGTTCAGAGGTAGGATAATAGCTATGCGGCGTAAACGGCGTCAGCAATACGCCGGTACCCTTCGTCAACTTGATGGATTCTCCCAAAAGCACGAAACGGCCTTCTCCATCAAGCGTATGGAGCCAGTGATAGTACGGATAGCCTTCTGGACGTTGAAAGATACGCTCCCACGCACTGTAGCCAATCGATTCGAGATAGAGTGGAAGCGAGCGTTCTATGGAAGAGAATACGTATCGAATATTATCATTTCCCCAATCCAA